TAAATTTCCTTTTTGAAATCAGAATAGTTTTGAATAGATGATCAGCCTTGCGGTTAGTCGGTGAGTTTTCCGCCCGCCTTCGAAAAGGCGAGACGCTCTTCAGGGCTGAGTTTGTTGTAGTCCGCCATCGTCATGACCTTGGCTCCAGCGCTGTTCTCACTAGGCTTCTGAGCAGACTCAGCACCCGGAATGAATTTCTTCTCCGCAGCTGTGCGCAATCGTTCACGTTTGTCAGCGAGATCTTCGATCTCCACATCCAGCGCACCGATCTCACCAGTCAATTCACCCACACCCATGATCTGCTCAAATTCAGCTTTCTCAGCTTCCGTGAATTCACGAGCTTCCTTGTCCGCAGTATCCCAAATGGCTTGAGCGCGTGCGAGCTTTTCAGCGCGGGCTTTAATAAGTTCTCGTAACATGTTTAACTCTCCTTAAATGTTTTTTGTCCCGCTGCGTCCAGGCGCGCCCGCGCCTCTTGCATCGGGGTTCTATCGGAGACAGGCACCTGCCCGCCCTCCGCTGATTTGTTCTCAAGATCACTAACAGCTAATCGCTGATCGCTGACTGCTGCATTCTTGTTGAGTAATTCATTCACCACATCTTCCAATGTGGCAATGCGATCCGCCATACCCATCTGCACGGCTTGCTCTGCCATCACACACCGCCCCTCGCCAAAACCATTGCGCACCACATCCGCTTTGACTCCGCGATTCCGTGCTACATCATTCACAAAAACTTCATAGATATTATTGACGTCACTTTGGATGGCAGACCGCGCCTCTTCGGTAAGTGGCTGATATTGATTCGCTTCGATTTTGTATTTACCCGCACTGATGATGGATACCCGGATGCCCTCCCGCTCGAGCGCAGCACTAATGTCCTCATGCACGGCATAGACTCCCACTGAGCCCACATCGCCAGATGGCGTGACGACCAGTTCATCCGCTGCTGTCCCGATCCAATATGCCGCGGAGGCCGTCAGCGGATTCGCCACTGCAATGATGGGCTTGGTTCCACGGGCATTAAATATTTTTTGCGAAACTTCCTGAATGCCGCCCACCTGCCCACCAGGGCTATTGATATCAATCACGATCGCGTCAATCGCCGGGTCATTCATCAGTTTGCTGAAGCTCTGCCCGAAGCGTTCCGCGCTGGTTCCGCCTGGTCCTGAAATATTCTCCACCATGTTGGCGCGTGGAAACAGAACTCCAAATAAAGGCAGGATTGCCACACTGCGAATCTGGCGCTGCTCGGCTGGCGTGCCGCCGTTGACGCGTGCTTGGATTTCATCAGCACTTAATTTTTCGCCGCTGACGTGGCGCATCACGATCTCTTCGATGATCGCCAATTTGTTCGGCAGGATCGCCCAGGGCTTTTCCATAAATGCCTGTAATACATGAGTTCTATTGTTCATATTCAAATTCCTCTACTTCGCCAATCAGGATCGGCGTATTCAAAAACGCCATAAATTTCGCCGTTGCAGATTCAACATAGGTATCGATTGTTGCTGATAAAGTCACGTTACTCATTCCCAACGATTGCCCAATTCGATCAAATAAAAATTCAGCCACAAACGTGCGCACTTCCTTGTGCCGATCGACGCCAAACAAACGCGCCTCCGCCTCGAACAACGGCTGGAATTGTTTCTTAACAAATGCGGGATGATCCACGCTATAGAATTGATTCAGCCAATTGGCATACTCTTCATCCTGCCCCTTCGCCTGGTAACGCTTCGAAGCGCCCAACAGATCATTAGACTCACGCTTCATCACCCGCGCCACCGCATCTTTCCAGAGAGGCTGGAGCGCGCTGCTTACATCGGTGTCGCTCTCATCGACGGGCTCGCCACCACCAGTCGTTGTGCTTGTCACGGTCGTCATATTGAGCGGCTGCAACATCGCGTCCAGTCCTTTGCGTGAGTTCATGTTCTCTTTTTCGCGCGCTTCATTGCGCGACATAAACCCATTAGTAATTGCTTTGACATAGGCTTCGTAGCGTGTGGCGATATCGCCGCGCAACAAACCATCCATCAGGTGTTCGTAAAACGAACCTTCTCTGACTTTAGCTGGCAGTAGACTTACATTCAGACTCTGTTCAATACGCGTCCCCCAGGGGCGCAGCGTATGATTCACATAACCTTGTTCCTGGCTATCGATACCACTCCCCCAGCTGGTGGACTTCTCCACATCCCCGATCATATGTGGAGGCACGCGGAAGATACGTGCAACCTCGCTCACCTGGAACTTGCGCGACTCTAAAAACTGTGCATCATCATTTGGGATCCCGAGTTTTTCAATGCTCATTCCCTCTTCCAGAATGATCGGCATGTGACTCTTGTCCACGCCCTTGCGTTCATCCAGGGATTCTTTCAAATGTTCGTAGGCTTCGTCACCAAGTATCCCAGGGTGCTTATACATAATGCCAGGCTGAGCGCCATTCGAGAAAAACTTCGAACCATATTTATCCATCGAGATCGTGAGCCCAATGGTGTTACGAGCCAGGGTGATCCGCGAATAACCCACCAAGCCATCAAACCCAAATGCCGGAATATGCAAAATCTCTTCAGGCAAAAAGATACGCGACTTGCCGTCAGATGTCTGATAGATGTAAATACGCTCCCCTTCGAAGCGCTTCACTGTCATGCGATCTGGACGCAACGGCCAGATTTCAACCACATCGCCAGATTTATCAAGGATTGGTTGACCAAAGAAGTTTCCCCAGCCCAGCATATGCCCCATAACAAACTCACGGAAGATCATCGACGTGTGCTCAGGATTGGGTTGATTGTGCATCAACCGGTAATACATACTTTCGTATGCCCTGAATTTATTTCGTCCACGGCGCTCATATAAAATCAAAGGCAGTGAAGATAGATCTTCTGAAAGGATCGTGAACGCCGCCAACACCGCCGAAACCGTTAGCGAGATCTCTGGCGTGATCGTCTCTTCGCTGTAGCTACGCTCACGCACCGCTGTGCGCACCGGTCGGACATCTTTCTCCGCCAATTGCGATGTTCGAAGCATGTCAGGAGTCAAAGGCATTACTGGGTATCCTTCATGTTTCTTGAATTGATCAACGCCGCTATGTACGAAGTGATCACACTCTCGATGATCATCACTGCACCGATCACCGTCAGCGCCAAAAAGACCGAGATGTACCAGGTCAAGCCGCTGAACAACAACAGAAGACCCAGCCAATAATTCCGCTGGTTTGCGTCCATCGTACGCAACGACTCAATCAAACGCTTCATGATTTCTTAGCCGCCTCAAGGATCGCCGCAGTAAGCTTCTCCATCTCGCCTGCCAACGCATTCATCGCCATCACCAACGGATCCCCGCCGGGCAATTCGAACGCCTTTTCCAATCGCGCCTTCACGTTGTTATTCACACGCAGCGCCACATAGCGCGCCTTACCATCCCCAGTATTCGAAGAGACCCGCCCCCACACAATCCCATTCACCTCGGGATAAACCTGATACACCGTAAAAGGCAGACCATTCGAATACCCACCCACAATATTCGTCGCGGGCATGGTCTTCATTTGCAAACGAATATTCACCACACCTAGCGCCGTGTAATCCCCAGGGACCATTTGTTCATCCATAGCAGCTCCTTATGTCTATCGAAATATCCAACGTGCGATCTCTGCCAACACCAGCGCAACGGTTGGACCCACAATTACCCAGCGCCATTTCTTGCGCTCTTCATCCGCTTGCTCTTCCTTTTTGGTCTGCTGTTTCATAAATTGCAAAAAGGCTTTTTCAATTTCAGCCAATCGACCATCAACACTTTGGTTTTTGTCAGCGACCTCACCTACCACCATCAGCGCATCCCTCATCACAGATGTCATAAAACGCAGACCGGTGCGCGTGGTAAAGCTATGATCATCGCTGAGCAGCGCGTCGATCTTCTCAATGACTCCACTGGTCTTGGCATTCATTACGACTCAGTGCCTCGCACCAATTCTAAAAAGATGACAAAAAGCTTCGGGTCGAACCACGCCGAAAATTGATTCATGATCTCCAATGCTTTTATAGAGCTGTAAGCTACTCGATACGGGCGGTCAGAATTCAGTGCATCCCACATATCCGCGATTGCTACGATCCGCGCAAACAATGGGATCGCCTCGCCCTTCAACTGGCGCGGATATCCAGTGCCATCCCAACGTTCATGATGGCAGCGGATCGTGTCCATAATCTCTTGGGGTAAATGCACCGGTTCAAGTGCATCACAACCCAACTCGGGATGCTTCTGCACCTGCCCAAGTTGCGCTTTATTTAACTTGCCCGGCTTATATAAAATCAGGGGGTCAATAAATATTTTCCCAATATCATGCGCATCCGCTGCACGCCTTAACATCGTCAACTGCTCGCCCGAAAATCCTAAACGCTCGCCCATCAATAGCGCAAAATCACGCACTCGCACTGCATGATCCTCTGTCGATGGCGAATGCAGATCCCCCATCCTGCGCAACATGCGAACGAAATCTCCAAGCTGAATTTCCATGCACATCCTTGGGTAAAACAAAACGCCCCAATGACTCAATTGAGTCATCGGGGCGCATCATTCCGATCTGATCGTCCCCGTCTACACAGGGACTGCGACATTATTTCGATCATGGACGGGCAGGGTCTCCCTGCCCAATGTTTCAGATTATAACCCCATGACATAAAAAGTCAATTGAAGTTACATGCCTAAAAAGCGACAACCACCCGGCGCCGAGTGGTTGTCTACAAAAAAAGGTTGTCGAAGAATGTGGGCAGGCAATTGGCGATCAGGAACCTAGCCCGCCCCGTTCATTGTGCAGGGCACATCTTTTGCTGTTTAAACCTGATCGGCGGTTGGTCTCTTACACCCAACCATTCTTTTAGCAAAACATCAAAGTCAAGGGCGGCTTCTGGCTTGAGGGGGGCAAGCTGATCACCGCCACGCACAGTGTAGCAAATCCGATTCCAAAAGTCAAGCATAACTTCGCGCTGAGCGGAGCGTAGCGCAGACGAAGCGTCCGGATGCGTAGCCATTTTCATCTGCGCGGGATCCAAACTCTTGACAATGTAGCCATTCCCGTCTACACTTACCGGTAAGCGCAGTCACTTCAGTCTACGCCTTCGAAGCGAGTTAGTTCGAGCGTACGCAGTCATCCTCGACTACATCTGCAGACGCAGACAATTTTATCTACATCGACGATCGTGAGCGCAGTTATTCTTAGCTACCATGGCCACAGCTAAAAGCTAACCGCTAAACGCTGATCACCCGCAGCCGCAGCCATTCTCATCTACAGGATATCACCATGAATTACCCTGGCAGTAAAAACGGAGCTGGAGTCTTCCAGACCATCATCAACCAAATCCCACCGCATGATGTTTACATCGAAGGCTTCGCGGGTTCGGGTGCTATCCTGCGCATGAAGCGCCCTGCCCACGTCTCCGTAGCCATCGATATCTACACCAGCTGTGCAAACCTTTTGCGAACAGCTGCACCCGTCGGGACTGTAGTCATAAATGACGACGTGATCACCACCCTGCGGTCCGCTGTAGACAATTCCGGCTACCCTCGAGCAAACTGCTTTATATACTTGGATCCACCTTACCTAAAACGTGACATCGATGGCAAGCCCGTGCGCTCCGGGCAGGGCGATATCTACGAACATGAATTCGGCACTGTCGAACAACACCACGAATTATTGCAGTTGATCAAGTCCCTCAAATGCATGGTGATGATCTCAGGCTACTGGTCAAAACTCTACGCCCAGGAATTAAACGACTGGCGCACACTCTCCTACAACGCCATGACCCGCGCCGGTCGAGTCGCACGCGAATGGCTGTGGATGAATTACCCCGAACCCATTGCCCTGCATGACTATGCTTTCCTCGGCACCGATCGCACCGATCGGCAGCGCATCAAGCGCAAAATTCAACGCTGGGAAAAACGCCTCGAGAACATGCCCACCCTCGAAAAGCGCGTGCTCCTGCTCGCCCTCGAAAACCTGCGGCATGCCCCGTAGACAAAAACGGCTGCATGGTCCAACGACAATATTTGTGGACCACGCAGACGGAACCATCTACAGGCGCGCACGTAGCTAAAACCATCAACGCTTCAGATAATTCCTGCAGCGTAGATGGAAATATCTACCATCGATGAAAGCTAATAGCTAACCGCTAACTTCCCCCCACTCTCCTCACCCCTCTCGTCTCATACACACTCTTAATCGTCTTATAGAATCGCGCGCGCGCCATGGCACACACCATCGCGATCGATAAGTCAATACGCTTCGTCCGATCCAGACTTCTGCCCTTGTGCTGCTTCACAAACTTGATCTGCGCATTGCCATTCTTCACCACCGAAGTGTTCCCGAAACACCAACGCGCCACTGGGTGAGCTTCATGAGTCAGCGCCGGTTCCTCGATGATCGTGCCATCATCCAGCTCGAATTTGTTGCGTTGTTTCAGCAACACTTCCACCTGGTTGATCGGGTCTGTCAGCGTGGCATACTGCTGGGGTATATCGACGCAGGTCAAATGGTCCGCTTCGAGGCGCTGCCATAACATCGTCGCAAACGATTTATCCCCATCCAGCTCGATCACTTTATACTGCTTGCGCACCTCCTGAATCCGATCCTCGATCGCTGTGTAATCGATCGTGTCACCCTCGGTCGGTCTGATCCATCCCGCCGCAGCCCACTGATTATACGGCACATGATCCTCTCGAATGCGATCCTGCATATTCTTTTCAGGGATCCAACAATCCCAAATGACGCGCCAATCATCCATATCATCCTGCGGCGGAAACACCAGGCAGATCGCGCTCAGGTCCGTGGTGGTCGATAGATCCATTCCAAGATAACATTCCTTGCCCAGCAGATCTGTGCGGCTCCACTCCCCAACCGTGGTATCGAACAGATCCAACGGCAGCCACGATGTGAGCTTGGTGGTCACCCATTGATTCAGATTCAACCAGCGAAACAGACGCTCATCTGCCGGGTGCAGCTTCGCCTCATTCGCCAGATCGCGCAGGTCTTCGATCTGCAACGTGATGCCCAGCGACGGGTTTGCCGCCTTCCAGTTTTTCTCGTTATAAATATCTTCGCCGCCATACGTGTGGATGACTGGATACCAGGTATCGAGATCCTTTTTTTTATCCCCCGCTGCTCTCGCCTTTAGAATCGATTCGGCTTTCTCTTCCACTTCCCACGCGATAGACTTTCGATCAGGGTCATCGCCCGCCGTGGTGATCACCCACCAGATCGGCTGGCGCCGCGCCAACCCTGCGCCCTTGGTCATCACATCCCACAGATCGCGTGATGGCTGCGCGTGCAGCTCGTCGAAAATGCAACACGAAACATTCAAGCCATGCTTTGTATAAGCCTCCGCACTGATCACTTTCAAGATCGTGCCAGTCACTTTGTTCTCGATTATTTTTCTGCTATCGGTGATCTTCACACGCTTGATCAGCGACGGTTCCTGCTCGATCATTTCCACCAATGGGTTATACAGCTGCGTCTCTGCCTGCTCCTTATCCCCTGCTACGAGGAAGATCTGCCCGTTCGGTTCGTTCTTATCAAACAAATGCAGATTGCCCACGCCCGCAGTTAACTGACTCTTGGCATTTTTCTTAGCGCACGATACATAAACATAACGATACTGCCGCACGCCACGTGCGTTCATCGTCCCATATACATCCCACACGATCTGCTTTTGCCAGGGAATCAGTTCAAACGGCTGCCCATGAAAATCCCCCGTCAACTTCATCAGCTCAATAAACTTAACCGCACGCTCAGCCTTTTCTTTATCGAACATAAATTCAGACTGTTACGAGCTTGCCATCTGTTAGATAACCGTGCCATGTGGCAGGCTGATTTTTGCCTTTGCCCCAATGCAAAATAGACGGCGTGAGTGTTGGCATTTCTCTATTGCCATTCCAATCCCAACAAGCCCCAATAATTTCTCTAGGTATACTTGGGTTTCTAATCGGCAAAATACAACAATCCATTTCTCCTTCGCCGAGGCGAATCCCTATATGAGTCTCGCCGTTTATGAAGCACCAATCTCCTACACCTAGTTCGTCGAAATCATTTTTCAACATAGTTTCTCTTTCAATCAAGCAGATTATCCATCGGGCTTTTCGGCTTCTCTGGTTCTTTCTCCGCTGGCGCCACACCCGCCCGCGATCGCGGCGTGAGATACAACGATTGTGCCAGGCTATGAATCAATTTACGTTTACCATCCAAGCGCGCATCAAGTCCTTGAAATCTTTGCAATAAAGCATTCGCCTGGGCGAGCGCATTGAAGTAATTCCTCAAATTTTTGTTATTGGGCTTGAGTTTGTTCAACCATTTGAGATGTGTATTCCAAACTTTGAAGATCACTTTTCGCAACGCAGACAACTCAAGCAACTCTTCCTCTGCGAGACATAACTTGATCAACTCATCCGCATCAAACGCCGTGATGATCTCCCCTTTCGTTTCCTTATACAGACTCAACAGTCGAGTCCATACTGCGCTGGCGTGCTTGTGTCCAGTCAGTGCCGTGGGCGGCTTCAAATCAAGTTTGGTCTTTGGCTTCATCGCCACTTCAGCAGACTCTCGCTTCTTTTTGTCTGCCTTCGCGTCGTGCCTTTTGTTGAGAGACAAATCCTTTTTAGCTGGCATAAGATTCTATGGTCGCGAATTTTTCACATTGGGGAAAAAACTTTTTCCGCTGAACCCACGTCGGTCTAGCCCTCCCAGTGCCAGAGATTTGACTCCCCCTCCCCTATGCCTTGCTGCCATCGCGCGCGGTTTTATAGTTGTGACACTTGTGGCATAGTGATTGCAAGTTGCTCTCATGATCGCTGCCTCCTTGTCGCTTGGGTTTGATATGGTCCACGATGATCGCCTTGATCCGCTTGTGTGGATGGATGCCATACGGATCTGCGCACCATGGATGCTTGGCAATGTATGGATCCCTGACCTTCACCTTCCACTGTTCATATCCATACCCACGCTTGACTGAGTTAGGCCTGTTATCCTTCCGCTGTGGACGCTCAAGCACTGGCTGCCCAACACACTGCGGACAGCCAGCGCCTGGAGTGATCAGGATCCATGGATGCTTGGCACATGGACGCGCTGCACGTGATGGCATCAGGCGAAGCTAAAGTCGATGCCTAGCCCACGTGTATAGAACTGATGCGCGCGCCTGGTCCCGAATAACTGTATGATCCAGGTGATGACCAGGACTAAAGCCTTAGCCAACTCAAGCAGCTGAGCATCCCATGTATTGACATCAAACGCAGGGACATACTTCAACAGGACCGCAAGCCCAAGGATCGCAAAGAGATTGAATGCAGCGGACCAGATCCCTGATGTGCCAGGCGTGACAACACCCACAGACTTCAGCACATCAACAATCAGTGCGATCACAAACGGCAGACCAACCAATAAGCCAAAGACTTGAAAGGCTTGCTCCAATGGCAAGCCCATGAATGTGGCCACACTGGCAATGACCAACGCCAGCCCAGCAGGTAAACCAAGTGCCTTCAATAGTTCTTCGAGTTTCGGGTTCATAACAATCTCCTTTTTCAAATGGACCAGAATCAAACGCGCCCCGATGACTCTCGCTTCTGAGTCATCGGGGCGCGTCATTCCGATCAGGGTGTCCCGGTCTACACCAGGACCGCGACATTATTGATTTGTGTCCACAGTATACCCCTCAAGCCAATACCTTTCTATAAACCCAACGGCTTGCGTTACCCGCAAGGGCGAGAACGCAAGACCATAAATTTATTCACCAATACCTTTTTCAATCGTGACGTTGCCCTTGTCGGGTTCACGCGGTGTTGGCTGTGCTTTTCCATTTATTACCGCTGTTTCATAAGCAGACCATGACGGCTTGCCTTTATAAAAATAACCTGCCTTACCTGCGGCTTCGTTCAATGCCGCTGTGCGCTTTGATTGCCGAGTTGCTTTTGTGCTGTCTTTCCAATTCGGATCATGCTTGCGTTTCTTTTGCTTCATGCCATCTCCCATGCTTCTGAAAATTCATCATCTCGAAACAAATCCGCAAGACCTGATATTTGCTTCAAACGCAAAACTTCATCAGGTTCCATTCCAAGTTCTTTTGCTATTTTCTGATCGTTCCAATTTCGGCGGGCAAGTTCTTGCACAATCTCAGACATCGCACCTACTTGGTGTTTACCGCGTGCGCGATTGTGGCGAATTGTTGAAGCAATACGATCTGATCTATCCGTGCGTCCTTCGCTGATTATCACGACGGGCAAATGAGACATGCCAAGTTTCTTACCAACCAAATGACGATGGAAACCATCAACGACTTCATAACCGCTTTCGGTTTGCCAGACGACAATTGGCTGAGTAAAACCATCTTCAAGAATACTCAATTCAAGCAATTCCATTTCAGGCTTTGCAACTGAGTTTGGGTTGTAATCGTTTGCAAAAACTTTATCCGTTGGAACCCATTGCACAAAAGAAACTGGATGTTGTTTCGTCCACTCTAAATCATTAGTTTCCATTCCTGCCTCCTGCGCTTCATCAACTTTGTATATTTTTCGTATGCTTCGGATTTATGCTGACTAAAAGATAAGCCCTTGCACCAGTAGTCATTTCTCAAAAGTGCTTTGCAAATTCTCTTCCAACTTGGCGCGGACTTGTCAAGCGGTCCGTCATCAGGAATTCCACCAGCATAACCGCGATCTTGATACCACTTCAAAAAAACAGCGATCTTATCTTTGTAGTGTTCCGCATGTTTTGGCGGAAGTGTGTCAATCAACATTAGCGCAAATGATTGCCAAGTGTGTCCAGGTGGAAGGGAAACCGTATTCACTCCGAGAATATTCCCGATTTCTTGAGCGTACAATGCGCCTTGATTTGCTCCATTCACACGAGCGACAATCTTCCCCCATGTTTCAGGCTCGATGATGTGAAACAGCCATAAACCTTTTCGTTGGTCGTCTCCGTAGGGCTGGCAAATTCTCATTTGGTGGAGCGTGAGACCTGCTTGGTACATGCGGTCATAAAGTTTATTGTATGGCTTGTCTGGATTGCGACCCTGCCATACCCAAAGGTCTTTGGTCTTCCAGTCGTAAATCGGATAGGCGTTATATAAACTTTCGCCACACCATGTAGTCCACTGATGACCATCAATGGTTTGTTTCTTCCCGCTGGCAATGGTGCGCCAACGATTTAGACTTTCATCTGTGCGGATACCAACGAAGCAGGCAGTCAATTTCCCTTGCCCATACCAGTGTCCGAAGGCAGGCACAAATTCTTCAAACTCCATACGGTAGTGATAAAACGGAAAATAACTTTCGTCGGTGATCGCCATTTCTGGCGGCTTCCTGATCCATGCGTCTTCATAGCCATGTTCCCAGCAACACCATTGCGGCTGATATTGACTGACGCCGTTTCTTAAGTTAATTGGAAGAGCTACCCAATAAGGCTCGATATGTTCAGCGTACATATCGTAGCAGGTTTGGATGTGGTCTATCGTGAGCTTATATTGCCCTTCCAAATCCACGAACAACACGCCAATCTTGCGCCCGCGCTTGATTGCTTCCGCCATGACCAGGTGTAGCATGACAGTAGAATCCTTCCCGCCTGAAAACGACAGGTAGATTTTCGGGAAGGTATCAAACACGTAAGCAATGCGCTGTTGCGCCGCTAATAGGGTAGATATGCCAAGTGGTCGTCTATCCATTGATCTACATACTCCTTGTCAACTTCAATAATATCGCCTTCATTATCCACAATACAAAAGAAACGTCTTTTGCTTGATTTTTTCACCTCATACAAATAACCAGATTCAAGAAGGTAATGCACAAATACACCCCGCGATCCTTTGCGGTTTGAATGTGTGTAATCTTTTCTGCCTCTAAGAAATGATCTAGCGTATTTGTATTTTGGATCGACTCCTGTAATTTGAGCGACCCAATAAGTCTGCAATGGTTTTCCAAATGTCATGTTGCCAAGCCCAGGAGAAAGATCATTGGTTAATTGGGTGAAAAATCGAAGCATTTGGTCAACATCGTCACCAATTGCTTCGATTTTGAGTGACGCTTTCATGATCTCGGATTATGGCAACCAGAGCAGCGAACATGACCATCGCCGTCAGTGTATTTATCTGACTTATTAATATCAAGTTTTCCGCATGATGGGCAGGTGGTTGGATGTGAAATATTTTTCTTTATATCCTTCCACATTTCTTGGCGCATATAATCAAACAATTCGCCCCATTTCATTTCAACAACCGCGCGAGCGTCCAAACCAACAAAATAATAATATTCTTCACTCCACGAATCTATCTCGGCAGTTGGGACAACAAGAACAGAAATATTTTGTTTTGATGTCGGGGAAAGATAAGTAATTACGTAAGCAGGCTCGGATGCAATACCACCCATGTTCAAGGTAGTCTCCGTAAAAGGAATTCCCTTTGCTCTGATTTGCTCTTTAAGTGTGGGCTGATCTGACATATCAGAAATGCCTTCGTAGTGCGTCCATCCGTAATTATTTTGTGGGGCAGTTTTCATTTTTAATCTCCTTGTTTGATTTGATTGCTCAATATTACTACACGTTATATAACGTGTCAAGAGTAAACAAGAAACTCGTTTTGCAAGGAAACAGCCGAACGGTTTGCGTTAGCGGCTTGCCGATTTACGTAGAGCGAGCCAGTTAGTATCGCACTGCGGACATACACCGTTTTCAAGTGACACATCGCCGCGCCAGGTACACGACGGGCATACACCACGATCAATCATTTCGTCGGCTTCGGATTTTTCGCCAGCCTTAGGCAAGTCCGCTGCACGCCGTGTTAGCCCGCTTTCTATGATTTCAACGGCTTCAATTATGCGTTCGTCAATCTCAACGCGAACCCCATCAGCAAAAAACACCTTCTCGTTATTCTCGTCAAGTTGCAAGGTGTCAGACTCCACATGCAACACGCCAGTATACTCACTACCGTTTTCCTCAAACTCAATTCGCCATTTCTTTTTCATTCAGACTCCTTTCGAGCAAAGTAGCGGGCGAACATGACGGTTAGCACAGGCTCACCATCATCGCCCAAACCATAGCCAGCAGGACCATGTTGCCAAATTTACTTAACCAAAACGTCGCCGGCATCTCGTAATTGGTCGCACCGGGTACAGCGAAGAGATTGTCCAGCAGCACTTGAACATGCACACGTGTCACCGGTTGCTTGAGTCCACGTGTCTGGCCCGCTGCGATCAGCGCGAATTGCTGACAGCTCTCTGCGATCGGCAGGCATAAATACTGATCATCACTGGTCGGGATGTCGGCGGGATCCAGCTCGATCCCGAAATTCTCACGCAATGTCTGGACCTCATGGTCAAAATATTCCCGCAGGAATTTCAAGACCACGGGGCGATATGGATCTGCGATCTGTGCCGGCTTATTCAATTTTGTGTTCATGATACTCCTTGCCCGTTACGAGGCGACGGGCAGCGCGCATATGTTTTAGATTTCCTGTATGACCACTTTGACTCTGTAGCGTTTCATCGTTCCATCGGTTGTATAGAGCGGGATGTTGTCGATCTCAATCAGGCGCTTGACCCATTCGGCTTCTTGCACATAAACCGGTCCGCCTTGAGTTAGGAAATGTTGAAAAGCCCAGCGCATCAGAGCCGCGAGATCGTGCATGTTGTGCGCTTCCCAATATTCATGCGCCACTTTGCCGGCTGCGAAAGGGGAGTCTTCAACTGTTGCAAGTGCGGCGCCAATCGCTTGGTACTTGTGCACTTCGCTACTATCATGAAACTGCTTCAACCCCTCAACTCGTAGGACTTCCAAGGCTTCATTGATTTTGTTATGGTTCATAGTGTTTTTGAGTGGCGGGTTATTAGCCCGCCACTCTCCATTGTCTTGCCTAATCTTCGTCCGGTAACGTTTGCATGAGTGGCGGGGTTCTACCGTCCACTCGATGCTGTGTTAGGCTTCGCCATCGGGATGAGTGATGACAACTCAATCCAACGCGGCTCTTTTCCTAACTGATAATGCCATTCTCCATCAGTACAAAAATTGGGCAATGGCTTTGCGTAAACTTCATCACCAAAAAGAGACACGCCGATTATTTCAAATACGAAGCCTGCCCAATTCATAGCGCGATCTCCGAGATCAGGTATCTCTCCAACATCAAAATGCATACGTGTTTCCATAAGAAGCCTAACGGTTTAGATTAGCGGCACAAACTTAGCGCAGGATTTATTTGCGCAAAGACCATCGACCAACGGATCACCGCACACCGTACAAGTAGTCCGCTGCATCTTGTGTTCTACCGTTTCAAGCCGTTCCTGACCAAGCGCGGCGGATAACTCATTTGCGCACTCAGTAATAAATTGATTGTACCTGCCAGTTTCATCGCGCCATTTAGTTTCAAGACCACGTACTTGCTGAAGGATACCTTCTTGATATGCAAGTTCTAATTCAAGTAACTTGTGACTGACTTTTAACAAGTTTAGCTCCTGCAAAACATCCAAATATTCGTTACTCATTTGACACCTGCTAATCTAATTGACTCTGCAAGTGACATGAGAAGATCGCCAGCTTGATCTACACTAAGGTAGATAACTTGGGAATTTAACGGTTGACTTGATAATTTATCGTTCTGCCATGTGTCGTAGTCTATTTTTATAACGTTTTCTTTGAAGAAATACGCCGCAATGGTGGTGACGGTTTCAGTTTTCATTTGATTATTTATGGTTTCCTCTTTCAAATGCCAGACGGCGGTAGAAGGTTTTGTGTTAGCGACGGGGCGGAAAACCTTTTTACCGCATTTTGAGCATACATCTGTGAGGGCATAAGGTTCTTTACAGGTGCAATAAGCCCCGTCCGCTGCAAGCAGTTGTTGGGCGGCGCATTTGACGCAGACACCATATCGTTTTTCTTTGTTGGGGTCTATACATCGGCATTGCGTAATGACAACGCCGCAAAACTTACAAACTTCAATAAAGTGGCTCATTTGCAATTCCTTTCGGTTGAGGGCGAAGCCGCCCAACTATCCATATCCATCTACGGACAGATAACACTCTCCACTGGCACATTATCCAGCGGACTTTCCACACCCTTCCAACCCCCTGGCTGGAGAATATGCAAATACACCATCGTCGTCTTGATACTCTGATGCCCCATCAAGTCCTGCACCGTGCGAATATCATATCCATTCCATAAAAGGTGCGTTGCAAAACAATGACGAAACGTATGGGGAGAAACTCTCTGCGTCACACCTGCTTTGATCGCCGCGGCGCGCACCGCCCTCTGCAATCCGCTCTCATATTGACAATGTCGGCGGCGAATCTTGCTCTCCGGGTCAACACTGTAATTCTGCGCAGGGAATACCCAGAACCAACCCCACTCGCAACCGATGTTTGGATATTTTCTTTCCAGTGCATTTGGCACATAAACGCCTGGCATACCACGTTGACGATCTATATTCCAATACTGGCGTGCAATGTTCATCTGATCCATCAACGGCTTGATCAACATTCGCGGAAGTGGAACGGATCGATCTTTATTGCCCTTCCCACCGCGCACCAATATCACACCGTTTCCAAAATCAACATCCTTGATGCGCAACTGCTGACACTCCTGCAAACGCAAACCAGCGCCATACAATAATTGAGCCATCAAATGGAATGGCTCATCCTCCACACACTCCAATACGCGCCTTGTATCAAGCTGACTCAGAACCGTTGGTAAATGTTTGCCTTCCTTCGCACGGATCGACTCAACGTTCTGGATCGTAACTCCAAGAACTTCGCGATACATGAACAACAACGCATGTAAGCATTGATTTTGCGTGGATGCCGCCACATATTCCTCGTTAGCCAAGTGATTTAAATACCCTTCGATCTCTGGCTTACCCATATCTTTCGGATGGCGTTTTTTATGAAACAAAATATAACGTCGGCACCAGCCAACATAAGCCATGCCAGTCTTACGGCTGTAATGCTTCATCCGGATCTTATCCGCCACCTGCTCAAGTAACTTTTTTTCACTCATACCTGCACCACCTTTCCATATCGTGACATCAACTGCATGAATGCCGCTTGACCGATCTCCCAGCGTTCCACGTTCTTGCATCCTGGATAGCGGCATTTGATTCCGCGTGCATCGCCGATCAAATACACATCCACATCAGGCTTGACTGGTATCACCGCGCAGGTACTGATGGATACTTCCCACCGTGCCAGCGCGGTGACTCTGCGCTCATCATCCATAATAGGACGCAGCTCCCCAATGATGTGACTGTGCGGATGCTTGCATAAGTAATCGGCATCAACAGCCTCACCAGTGCATAAAAAATATTTACGTCGGGATGGTCTTGTCACAGTATCTCCAATCTTTTCAGAACAACACTTCTTCAGAAAACAAATCAAACTCAAAGTTTACTTTCAATGATACAGCGTCGAACATAATTGCGGCTCGTGACAACCTTATACCCATCCTCGAATTCCACCAAGCATGAATTCATCTTGCCACGCAACAACACATTACACGGCTGCCCGAATCGCTGAGGCAATCGCGTGTGCACTCGCCAATAATATTTCATAGCACCCTCCTCGATCTCTTCCGAAACTTCCACCCAGGATAAGGATCATCTTCGCTCTTGATCCCCGCCTGAATTGCCGGCATTCCATCAAACAGCGGCATCGTCTTTTCGATAAAACTTTTCACAGTGCCTGCAGATGGACCCGTGTATTTCGGGTGTCGTAAAGCCAACTGCAAGGCGCCAATGATCGATATCATATCAAGCATCGAAATATCAATACCGAATCGGAGTTGCTTATTGGCTTCCATCTCTGCCAACGCACGCGCCATCAAATCCTTTTTACTATCCATCGCCTTATCTCCTCTTCTTAGCGCACCGTGGGCAATATTTTTGCCACGGCACACGCGGTATAAAATGGATTCCGCATGTGGGGTTGGCACATGCCTTAGACTTTGCCAGCAAGATCGAATTCGGATGAACAGTCCCGGCTCTTGCATACACCGTAACTGCTTCTGTTTCAGCGATGAACACTGGCAGCCCATCCGACTCCGCTGCAAGCACTTCCACCGCACGGATAAACTTGCGCGATGGTGCATGCCCTAACGTGCCATGGTCCACACTCTGCACATACCGCCAGCCCCAGGGCTTTTCCTTGTGTGCGATCTTGGAGAGGCGCTTCGCAAGTTCCTGGTAAAAAGCCACCTCCCCATTTTCGCCCCAGGACGGGCGCAGCGCCTCAAACAGACTGTGCAGGTCGTTTTGGTTCATCGCGCAAAACGTGACACGTTTGTGACATCAAATAACGGCATCCTAGCCGCCGTCCACGCCGTCGCTATGCTGCACTCCAAATCCCATCTGCTGAGGCACATGTTAACGCCTCGGCAGCTTCGCCCGCATCGCATAACGGCGATCGCTGTCAACGAACGAGATCGGCGCCACCGGCGGAACAATATACGGGAACTGCGTCAGAGTCGTCTTCCACTCACTCACACTCGGGTACGTCTTATCCCGCGAAAGCGAGATCTGCACATCCTTCTTCGTCATCACCATGGCAATGTGCAGATTTCCCTTCAACTTTCTCTTCACCAAAATACCTTCATTCAAGCTGGCTTCATCCAGCATCGCTTGTAATAATTCACGTAACATAGTCGGCTCCTTCGAATCAATTCCAAGTTTCCTACGCAGGAAATTTGCACGCTTATTCAACTCCCTGATTTCCGCAATGCAACCATCGATATCAGCGCCGCGAAGGTCATTATCCGGATTTTCTTCGGGCTTGTAATCTGGGTCTTCAAGCTGTGCGAGCGCATTACGTACCTCAGGCAATAACTCTTCCTCGATAGTGGATAATTCATCTTCCCACTGATCACGGTCGTCAGATGATGGATTCATGCGCAATCGTCCTCCATATATCGTGAGTGGTGATAATCGTCACGCTCTTGGTCATCCGCTGAAAGCTGATCGCTAAAAGCTAATAACTCATCATCGCCCATCAACGAGAAAAAGACACCCTGATCCGCACTGGATACACTCACCCCATCAGCGATGATCGGCACGCCCTGGTGCAGTTCCCTTCGAACATCCTCTTCAGGGATTTCAAGCGGCGGCAAATTCTCCGTATCCGCCCAAGGTAAGCCCTTCGAACCCGGGCGCTCTTCAACCATCACCTGAATCTTGAGCCCGTTCATAACTTCACCCCTAATCCAGCTTCCACATTCTTGATCCAGCGCGCTAGGATCTTCGCCTTGGTTGTTTCCTTACGCCGCTTGACAATCTTCAACGCCGCACGCAGCACCAGCAGATCATCGCGCGTGCTATAGTGCCATAAACTCGATTCCATATCTTGAACCGATGTACCAACCAGGTCCTGCGCACGTGCGATAACCGCTAACTGCTGACCGCCAACAGCTTTCATGATTCACACTCCACTTCTTCCAAATACACCGACCGCGCAAAACCGATCACGCCGTCGCGCTCGATCTTCCACCAATCGCGATCCGATTGATCAAGCACTTGCACCACTTCCCCACTCCGCAGCCAGGTCATAACATCTTCCTGCTCACTTGCCCCAAAGCGGACATTCAATGCCTTGACTGCAATCACCCGCGCGCAAACGATCTCTGCCGATTGCGTAGGGGCAGGATCTCCCGTAGCCGTTCCCATCTGCACTGCACCTGCGGGCATCGCCGTCTGCAAACATGCCAGGCTCATCAGTGCCAGGCACATAAATAAAACAATCATCTTTTTCATTCATCATCTCCATCATCATGACCCCGCGCGCGCAGCTTCGCGATCTTATCGTCAAGCTCATCACGCGTCGGTTTTACATCCAGCCACAACCGTGGCAACTCATTCCCTTCGATGCGCCGGATCGCTAGACCGATCGAATCACTAGCATACAGACTCTCAACATGCGCCTTGATAAAGTCAGGTGATGCCCATGGCATGTTCGCTATCTGCGACGCTTTTGGTTCCCCGATCCTGCAATCTCGGCACGCTTTCAAATTGATCTCGAAGGTCACTCCGGGGGTTTCGTAATCGACTGACTCCGATTTAATCGGAGTCAGTCCCATCTTTACTACTACTACTGACTTATCTTGTTTTTCCTCTTCCATAGTAGTAGTAGTAGTAGGTATGACTCCGATTAAATCGGATTCATTATTCATCAAAGGAAACTGACGACCTTCGCACAAACACCATGGACCACGTGGCGACCGTGCGCTCAACCATCCAAGATTTACCAACAAGCGCACAGCAACAGTGATGTTGTCACCTTTGTAACCAGTCCATTCTTGCAGCTCGAGAGCAGTCAGGGCACGCCTCGTAAAGAGGAACGCCCACAGTATTGAGGCCGGCGCACCTTTGATTGCTCGAACAAAAGTTGTAGGATTTTCAAGTTGCATTGCTTGCATCGGTGTGATTCTCCTTTACTAAAAACCGCATACTATAGTGACTATGCGACATTATTATTTTTGACCATCCAGGGCACGCAGATCGCTCCGCGCACCCTGGACATCATTCCAGTCATGCACCCTCAATCTGTAACGGCACGTGCCGTTACAATTTCGCCTTCCAGCCCTATTCCAGCCCCGCGCCTGCGATCGCGCCAGGCATATACTCTGTGGCTGGTCCCTGGGCAATATTTTGCAGTCTCAGGCTGGCTGGTCAGGAAGGGTTCCCCACACCAATCACAAAATACTTGAACCTTCTTACGGCGTGGACCGAAAGGAGTCGCCCGAAGTGGGCTGCTCCGTTGTCGATTCTTTCACAACCCATTTCTGAGGGGTAGGGAAGAAGGATTTGTTTTCGGATTTTCGTGCGTGTTCTGCGATCTCCCGCTGTGCCTCCCGCGCAATATCTTCGCGTCCCTCTGGCGCCAGCAAGTATTGCAGCTTCGTATCTTCGATGATCGTGCGGCGGGTCTGCTCGTATTCGCGTTTCTTTTGCTTGTTCCGCGCTTCGGGGTCTGTGTTGAAAATCGTCCCCCAGGCAAAGATCACGTAAATGATCGAGACGACCGAGAAGGGCTCGTACAGAACTGCCCATTCAGGAGCGGCATAGCCGGTTACCTGGGCAAGCAAGTTCACGAACGATACGATGGTATTGACACCGATGAATACCATTTCGACATAGTAGAGTCCGGTTGTGATTTGGCGGTGTCTCTTTTCGATCGCCCAGTTGTGCAGGGCAACGGGGAAAGCCAGCATCGATGCACCAACTGCCAGACCTGCAATGGTCATGATCACCCGGCTGAAATACGCATCTTGCGGAAAGGCTGTCAACACAAATGTGATGAACAACATGGTTGCCGCAATGACTCCGCCAACATATACCGCGCCGCCAAATGTACGGGCGCTGCTTCGTTTATCTTCAAACTCTTTATCTTCTGCGTTCATGGGTAGATTCCTTTACTCTATAAAGGCTTTCCTGAAAGCAAAGCCTTTACCTCCCCAGTCTCACGATGCACCAAAGCAAAATCATTGAGACCAGTGGGTTCCAAACGATACGTCGCATGCATCCGATGCGCGCCCCATCTCCCCAACTTTTTCATATAGCGCTTTCCATATCGTTTCACAGTCATCTTGCCGCCCTTACTTCCCGCCTCACGCTTATTCATCGCTCATGCCTTCACACGAGCGGGGCGGAGGGAGAAGCCTGGCATGGCAGTGGGGGTGTTGTTTGTGCCGCCTGCCACACAAAATTACCAACCCGGTAAAAACGCCCGTGTTGATTCTTCAGCCGCAGTGCTGCCAGCACATCCTCATGCGTCTGCCCGCGCTGCACCTGATACGCCAGTGCAAAATTCTTGATCTCCGGGTGCGCATGTTGCAGCTCACTCCTCGTTTGATACTCAACGATCATCATGGACATGGTAGATTCCTTTACGGTTGATAGGGGATAGGTTGATCGATCCTCATCCAATTACCAGTGGGCTGCTGAACATAACAACCAGACACAGGGCTGAACGAGTAATTTAGATTCATCATTTGCGCAGCTTGCTCGCATTTGTTGCCAGGAATGGTCACAAACGCAAACCACAAAATGACAGCGACAATCGGCAATAGAAAAAACGTGCGTATGTTTCTCATGGTGGATTCCCCTTACGCGATCATCTCAATGACCGCAGTTTCCTGCGCCTTGAGCTCGATCACCTTCGCGAAATTGAGCGTCTCACCATCCTGGTTGGTCACCTCGATCACTTCGCCAACCTTCACCTGGCTCAATCTCGAAACATACACTTCAGATTTTTCTCCAACCTTCTTGGAGTTATTGGACATGCGAACTAAACTTTTCATTGTGGTAAATTCCTTTCAAATTTGAGGTAAAATATTTTTGCCCGTCGTTTGAGTGTTGGTTTCGTGGTAGATTCCTTCCGCTTGAACGACGGCGCCTTGTTTAAACAAACAACAACTTGGGTCGAGTAGTCGCGGTATTCAGTGACGTATCGAGATCATGGGGTAGGGGATATTGATCAATAAGCAGCTCCTTTCTCATACCGCATTACCCGACTCATCGATGACAAGATACGGAGACTCGTCAGACTCAAATGTCACGCGGATCTTTCCATACTTCGGTGAATGCAGATCCGTGCCAGGCTCAATGGCATGCTCAGCCAAACGCTTATTCAACTCAAAGCGACTGATCATCTCGCCCGATCCATTCACCTTGATCGAACGCACATGCGGACCGCGCGTCGGCTCCGGCTTCTCTCCATCATCAACCTGCTTCACATTATTTTTTTTTGTTTTAGCCTTCGCCTTTTTCTTCGGCACACCGATCACCGCATCTCCGTTATCAATCGCATCTCGCAGCTGGTCCAACATCGCAGAAAGATTCACACTTTTGTAAATCATGAAGTGCTCCTTTTTTCGTGTAAAATAAATCGTCACTGCTCCAACCCGCGTCACCGTAGCAGGTCCGTCCAGGTGGGGCAGTGGTACAACATCGCACTCGATGCCAGTCACATCGAGTCACATCACACAGCCCTGGGGGTTTCCAGTGCTGGCTAATGCCATTCAAAGGTGAAAAATGAACCCAGCAGAAATTGAAGATTTTCTATCTTCGGCGCACCCCTACGCCGAAACATCCAAACGCACCTATCGTGATGTCATTCCCCGCATACTAGACCAGGTGCCCGAACTCCCCAGCCTCTCAGCTGCGGAGCTTCTTCGTTTGCTATCCAAAAGCGGATGGCAGAACGCGCGTCAATGCCTCGCATTGGCAGCTATAAAAAAATATCTTACATGGGCATACGGACATCAACACCCCGCCCTCACTGCCAAACTAAAACGGATCATCGGAAAACCGCAGCGCTCACTCGACCCCCAAGTTGCTCTCAAACTACTAGCCTCATTCGACCCCTACACCGCCAAAGGCGCTCGCGATCTGGCGCTCTGTTCTCTTGATCTTGATACTGGCTTGCGTGAATCCGAACTCTGTCGGCTTCAACTATCCGATACAGATCTTGAGCATCGCACCCTGCAAGTCATCGTCAAAGGCGGGCAGTGGGAAGCCGCCATCTTCGGCGAGAACACCGCCGCCCACATTGAACGCTGGCTGCACTATCGCCGCATCGCCGATGGGCAGGGCTTCCTCTTCACCCACGTCAAAACGGGCCGGGGATTGACTCCCGAAGGCTTATACATGATCGTCAAAGAATGGGGGCGGCGCATCGATATCAAACTATCACCCCACGATCTGCGCCGATCCATGGCAGTGATTGGAGTGCTCAATGGCACATCCGAACGCGGGCTGATGGAAATGGGGCGCTGGAAGTCGTCCGAGATGATCAAACGCTACACCCGCAACCTGCGCCTTGAACAAATGCGGGGCTTTTTGGCAGTCGATCACCTCATGGAAAACGATTCTAAATCCACTTCCTAGAGGTATAATCGGGGCACGTGTTTGACTTGAGAACACACCGTTCCCCTACATAGACGAACGCTTGCTTCCCAAGCAAGATATCGTGGGTTCGAGTCCCATCACCCGCTCATTTGTCGAGGAGAGACTCCCTCGACATTTTTGTTTAGTTTTTTGTAAGGTGTCTGTCATGTGCTCGTTAGGTAGTCGTAAGTAGAATTGGGTCGGAGGCTTGCGTGATGATACCATCTGAAAATAAAGGAACGATCCTCTATGTGGAGGATAATATTGACAACAGAACACTCGTGCGCCGGATATTGCTTTCGGAAGATTATGATTTAATTGAAGCGACAAATGCGGCTGAATGCCTCAAGGTACTGGAGAACACAAAGCCAGATTTGATTCTCATGGATATCAATATGCCCGATATGGATGGGTATACTCTGACAGCCAAGATAAAGACCACACCGGGCTTTGAGCGTGTTCCCATCCTGGCATTGACTGCGAATGTAATGCGCGGCGATAAAGAGAAAACACTGGAAGCAGGTTGCGACGGTTATATTCAGAAACCACTCGATATAGACCAATTAATCAAGGAAGTCGAGCGATTCCTTGCAAGGAGCGCACATGTCTGATAATGTTTTAGATACACAACCCATTAAGAAACCCAATATTCCGAAAGACGCAACAGTTCTGGTTGTTGAAGATAATGTTGCCAATTTTGTACTGATCGCCCGTATGCTTGGCTATCTGGGTATCCATTGTGAATGGAAGACCTCCGGTTATGAAGTAGTGGAATATGCTGACACACTTCAACGCCTGGATTTGATCCTGATGGATATTCGCCTGCCTTATGAAGATGGCTATGGCGCTTTGAAAAAGATCCGCGCTTCCGAGCGTTTGAAAGCGATCCCTATCATTGCTGTCACTGCCGAAGCCAGCACTGACCAAATGAACAAAGCCAAGGACTCTGGGTTTGATGGCTTCCTTGGCAAGCCTCTAGACCCCGATAGATTTCCTGATCAAATCCGCCGCATTCTGGCTGGTGAACCCGTCTGGGAATTCAGTTAACCTACTCCCATCTCACAAAAAAATAATGAGCGCAAACCCCTCGAACACCATGCCGTTCTTTGTTACCGTATTCTTTACTACGAGCGGAAATCGCCTGCAAATCACTCAATACTCTGATCCTCAGGGAAAAGATTCGCAGGTCACGATACCGCGTGGTATCGAGTTACCCGTGGAAGAAATGGAAGTTTTCTTAAAGAGCGGTACCCTGCTTGTGGATTTCAGGGACGACCTAACCATTCCCGAGACTCTGTTAACATATCCCAAGCAATTGGGATGCGAGACTGCCGCGTATGTTCCCATTCTGCAAGAAGGGCGCCTGCGCGGTCTTGTATTAATTGGGGCTCGTAAAGGACAAATTCTTAATGAAGATGTCGTTGACGCATTTGCACGCACCATTCGCTTAACCACCACATCGCTGCTGCCGATCAATCCCCCCAGCCAACCCCTGGCAACTGATCGCCACACCTTGGAATCAAAGGCTCTCAACAACTTGCTTGCCGTGGCAGTAACTATGAAAGATCAACATTCATTGTACACTTCCATTCATGAGCAGGTTCGCACAGTCGTAGGCGACCATGGATTTCTGATCGCGCTTTACGATGAGAAGACCAATTCCATCAGCGTCCCCTATTTGTTTGAAGATGGAAGATTCTCGTCGGTGGATACTTTTCCCCTGGGTGAAGGCCTCACTTCCATTTTAATTCGCACACATGAACCATTGATGCTCGTTGAAGATACGATGAGACGCGCAACCGCGATGGGCGCCAAGATCGCAGGGAAGCCAGCTCAATCCTGGATGGGAGTTCCCCTACTAGCGCAAGGGGAACCTATTGGGGCGATTATTGTGCAAGACCTGGATGCTGAACATGCTTTCGACGACAACGATCTTCAATTCGTCACGTTGATAGCGAATCAAGTATCCAGTTCGATCTACAACATCCGCGTACTTGAACAGAGCCGACAAA